ATCATTATATGTATTTATGTAGGTAATGTTTTGGTGACAGCAAATTTACAGGCTCGTACCGTTTCAGTACCGAATGGTCTGGGGGGTGTAGCTCAGTTGGTTAGAGCGATCGCCTGTCACGCAAAATCCATCTCATTTCCTACATTTTTATTAACTTTAAAAATGAAAGGAATAACTGCTTGTTTAAATTTACTAGGAAACATAGGAGTTTACTTGGAGTTGAGAATAAAATATTTCAGATTGTATTTTTTTGGAATTTTTTTAGTACCGATTTCGTACCGTTTAGTACCTCTTATTTTGCCACAACTGTTGCTTTATTAAATTTCAGAGCGCTCGGCAAAAAATCCTTGTCTATCTATTCCAAGTAGTTACTAAATATATATGAGCGATCTAAGAGTATGTAAAAGAAAAGGTCTATTTGTTATTCAAGATTATGCAAATGGAAGAAAACAAATCAAAGATAAGAACAATCAAAAATTAGCATTCAAATATAAGAAGGAAGCTAAAGCTTACGCTAAAGAGCTTACAGGAGCCATAGAGCGTAAAGAAATTAAGCTTGTTGATAGACATAAGTTTATGGATAAGTTTAAAGAGTATGGCTTACTTCGTATAGCTCAGGCTGAAATGGAAGGATCAAGAGAAACCGTAGGTGGTGTATCTGGTTATAAATCTTACCATGATAACTACTTATCTTTATGTTTTCCTGATATTTATCTGGATGAAGTTGATGGATCTACCTTAGAGGAATTAGTAAAAAATTTAAAAGCTGCAAAAGTTCCTCATAAAACTAATGAGAGAATAATCCAACACATCCATACATTTTTAAGATGGTGTTTATTTAAAAAATTACATCATGATTTTTCTTCTGCTTTAGAGTGGAGAATAGGAGAGTTTGGATCTGGATATTTATTACCTGATAATGATGCTGATCTTTATGAAACAGAATGTCCAGTAATTGATCCTGAAGATGCTGATAAGGTTTTATCTTATTTAGATAAACATAAAGATAGATCTAGAAATGATGCTTTAGCTTATGGCATATTTACTTTTCTTGCTATCTTTGGATTGAGATCTTCAGAGATTTTAGGTTTAAGAAAATCAAGTATCAATTTTGAAAACCGAACGGTTAAGATTGATAAAGCTTTTGTTAGATCTGGCTTAGCTCATAAGACAAAGAACAGAGGTAGTAATAGAACTTTAGATTTTACTGCTTCACAATCAATTCATCTTCAATGGTTTTTTGATTATATGTTTGCTGCTAGACCTCATAATAAATTTTTATTTGCTGGTAGTAGAGGTAATGGACCAATCGGTTCATATACTTTTAGAAGGCTAGTATGGAAAACTTATGAAGCTGTTGGTCTTGCTAAGATGAGATGGTTTACACAAAGTAATACTGAACAGTATGAAGTTATTGAAAGTAAATTAGCTGACTTTCCAACTAAGACTTGGAGACATTACAACGCTACACTTATGATCGATAATATGAAGGTATTAGGATTAACTCCTAACTTTATTAAAGAAAGAGTAGGTCATACTAGATGGACAACTACTGTTGATAGATATGCTAATCACAACAGAAAAATTAAATTAGAACTAAGACAAGAAAGAGCTTCTAAAGTTGAAGCTGCTTTAGGTTTATACAATAAATAACAATATTAGATTTATGGAGGCTGCAGAACGTAGCCTCCGTAACTTATTTACCTTTACTTAATAACTCCGCCTGGAGACTTTCTCTAACTATTTCAATATCTTTTTTTAATTGAAAATTTTGTTTCTCTAATTTTCTAATCTCAACTCTTAGATCTCCATTATCTTTTAAATGGTGCGCCTCTAATCCTTGTAATCTTTTAATCTTAGAAACAGCTTCCTTAAGCTTTTGCTTTAATAGTTTATTTTGATTATTTAAATATTCTATTTTAGCCATGTCCTCAAACATTCCAGCATTTGTCATTCTTCAAATACCTCCTGGAGCTGCTCTTCTGTACTCGGTGTTAATTTAGTTATCTCATTAGCTCTAGTGATAGAGACTATTTCTACATGAGTGTCTCTAAGCTCTTCCTTACAAGCATCTTTAGCTTCATTCAGCTTATCCATTAATGCTGGGAAATTGCTTTCATATACTCCATAGATATAAAGATCATTAATAGCTGCAGTTACTCTTGCTAAACCTTTATGTCTTTTTTCTAATCTTAAAAGTTTTTGATCAATCATTTTTCAAAACCTCCTTCAATTTATATTTAATATTTTCAATTTTTAGATCTGCTATCTCAGCATCCTGAGTAGTTGGATCTTTACCTTCAATCGCCTTATCTTCGGAAGCGAACTCCTCTTTAACGATGAAGTCCGCTTGACCTGTAGTTGTCTTAATTATTTTTGGCATTCTTTAACTCCGCAATCTCTTGCTTAAGTTGATCATTCTCTACTTGATAAAGTCGAACATCATTTTCTAATGTTGCAATATCTCTTTGTTCAGGAGAGAGCTGCTGCAATTTCTCTTCGCCAATTTGAGTAACAGAAGATCCATTATCTCTGGTCCATTTAATTAATGGTTCGAAATCGCTAAGAACTATGCTTTGAATTTCTAAACTTTTATGTTCAGTAGGTTCAAACTTTAGCATGACGCAATAGTGTCTAGCGGCACCAGGCATAGTCTGTTCTTGGATTTCTATTTCAACGTATTTACTATCTATAACTGCCATTAGCTATCTCCTGGTTATTGATTATTTCACTCTGCATTTCTTCAGCTTCAGCTTTTGCAGTAAAGCCTTTGTGATATTCAATAAAGTTTGGATCGATAATCACATCGGTTTTCATATTGAAAAGTTTAGCTAATGCTTTCAGCTTAAGTGCGCTAACTCCATTAGTTCCTTTTTCAAATTTCTGCACCTGTTGGAAGGTACAAGATAAAGCTTTACCAACTCTAGCTTGAGTAAAGTTTTTTAGTTTTCTGATATACTTGATGTTGTTTCCAACGTATCTATTAAAGGCAAGTTCTTCAGGTGTTCTTTGTCGGTTAGACATTTGATCTCCTCTATGGTTAGGTTAAAGTAATTTTCCGTTTGTTCCTTCCAGCCAGTAAAATCAAAAATTGTAGATCTCTCTGCTGTAGTAAAGAACGCCATCGGTGGCATTTGTCGAAAGACATCATCAGCTCTTACAAAAAAAGCTGGTAGTCCATCTTCAAATTTTAGGTACCAGTTAGTCTGGTTAATTCTGTGAACAGGCATATCGGAACTGAACGCCTGGTAGTGCATGTAACTTGAGTAATTTTTATCTCTAGGCTTTCTAGACATTATTTGTATTCCTCCAATGGATCGATTAGTTGTTGTTTCTTTAATTGCTCTGCTAGTTTGCAGATAAGTCTTTGGCTAACTACTGGAGAGAATTTCATTACATCTCCAAATAAAGCCAACATATCTAAAGCTCTGCCATCAATACCTGGAAGTTGATCCCAGTCTTTTTTCTGCATTAGCCATTCGATATTTTCCTCATACATATTCTTCTCAGTCTCCATCTCTAAAGCTAACTTCTGCGCTTCAGACAATTCGTTTGCTAAGGTTTTAGGAAATTGAATTATTTTACTGTTGCTCATCTTTTTGCATTAACTCCGCCTGGTGCAGATAGTTTGCTGCATCATCGTAGTTATCCTGTTTAAAATTTTTATTAGTTCTGATTAGCTTGGCTGCTACATACATATTGGCTACCATGTAGCCTGGAATATCTTGCTTTAAGCCGAGCAAGGCGGTCCAGGCTTTTCCAATACGTTTCATATTAGAACTGAATGGACCGTATTCTTGCTCCTTAACTTGACGGATTTGTTTAAGCTTTTCGTTTTGCATTTTTATCTTTGTTCTCTTGATGTGCAGAGAAGGCAGCATTAATGAAATACGAAGCAGTCTTGGCTAGACTTTGCGGCATCTCAAACTGTTCGTCTGATAATGTTCGCAGCTTTTTATAAGTGTCCATTGATAACGCAATCGACTTATATTTATCAGTATCCATTTTTTTTTACTCCAGGTTAGCTGGATCAAATGAAGTATCGGCTGAATTTAATTCAAGCTCTTCAACTCTGTGCATCCAGTAGTAGGTTGAACCAGCTGGTAATTTTCCAGAACCTGTAGCTTCAGCTTTGTAAGCTCCAATTCTATATTTTTTACCATCAGGTAAAGTTATGGTGCCTTTGAGGTCATAACTTTTTGGGTTTTCTTTATTAGTGTTAGGAAATACTACACCTAAAGAT